TGTAATCCTGAAGCTGGCACTGGAAATACTCCGTTTCCTATGAAGCTTGCAAAGTATTCAGCAAAGTCACTTGATTTATATTTCCTATCACCATTAACACTATTAAAGAAGCTGCTCTTCTCCATCGTCTCACCTCATTTCTATTTCAATTTTTGCTTTATTTTATCTATAAGAGTAGGAATTGAATTACCAAAAATAATATTTATACTAAAACCGTTACTTTCGTAGATCTCTTCAATTTCTGTAATCCTGGCATCTAGTGTTATTCCCCACTTTTTAGAAGTACAAGTGACAATATCCCCTAGATCAAAATCTACTTTATAAGTTAAATTACTTCTAACATTAACCTTGCTATCAAAAGTTTGAATTTCCTTATAATACTGGAGCTTAATATTTCCTCTTTCCTTAAGCAAAGCATTGTATTGATCATTGGTTAATGTAGTTTCAACATTGTTAATAGTTTGCTTGCTGCTTACATCTCTTGCATCGATAAATATTTCAAATCTATCTAATCCAGATCTTTCACCGACTGATACCATTTTTCTATTTGCATCTTCTCCTTCTCCAGCCACAAGAGCCACGTTTCTGTAATTATTCAAACTGTCTACATACTGCTGCTCCAATATGTTCTCAAATTCTTTTGAGAACACTGCTGGTGGATTAGCCACTTGATTTACTGTTCTATCTAATCCAGCATATATATCAAATATTAACTTTCTATCTTGTACACTAAATTTAATTCTATAACCTAAATTACTAAGGTTGCTTAGACTTTCTAGCTCTTCAAGAAGATCTTTATAACTTACTTGATAATTAAGTGCTTGAGTATACCCTTTCAAACTTCCTAATAGTAGATTAACAATATTTCTATTATTATCTGTAGCACTTATACAATTTTTTAATACTAAAGTTCTCATTGCATCCTCTACAGTTGAGTTTATATTTTCTATTCCCCATATAATTCTTCTGCCAAAATACCCTGTTAAAAATTCACCTTTAATAACTAATGTTTCTGATCCATCACTATTCTGTTTTAAGTTTCTATACTCTATAAATCCGGCTTCCTCATCATCCTTCTTAAATACTATATACTCTCTTTTTAAAAGGTTAATTGATTCCTCTGTTAATGCACATTGCAATTCAAACTCTCCAACCTTATGATATCTTCTAACCCATCTTAACGAAGTGAATCTATCTAAAATGCCTATGAAATTTAGCTCTCTATCAAATATATAAAGCTCCATACTATGCTCCTACATATTGAGGTATGTAATAGATAGTTACCTCTAAGTTATCCAAGTTTTTATCTGCATTATATCTAAGCAGGTTATCTCCTACATGGAGCTGCAGAAATGTACTCTGCCAATCTATATAATTCATAGCATTTGTTGTTATTCCATTAAGCAAGCTCTCTATTCTTTTTTCTCCAATGCCAGTTGTAATAATTATCTTTTCTCCAGCCTTCATCTCTTTATTAATCTTTATAAATTCTCTAGTATTAACATTAAAAAGACTTGGATTCAACACAGTACCTAAAGCATTAAATTCAACCCTAATTCCTGCTTCTACATCACCAGTATTCATGATGTTTACTATTAAAGAAGGTTCTCTATGACCTAGCTCTATTCCAGAACTAGTTAGTTCTAAAGGAAATTCAAAATCACCTTTCCATAGCGCTATGTCCATCTTAAACTCTTCATCATACCAATAAGGATTAGGACAATAAAAGCTTACTAAAAACTTATTGTATATGCCTTCAGTTATTATTGGAGCATTATCAATTATGCATCTAATATATTTCTTTACGCTGCCATTAATATATGTTAATTTTCCACTAAGCTTAGGGTTTAATATGCTAAGTAGCTTTTGTCTGTTATCATCCTTATCTTTTGTTAATGTGCCTTGTATTGTTATATCCCTAATATCTAAAGTGCTATCTATAAAAGTTTGACCATCTTGCCCCATACTTTTAGAAGAATAAATTATATTCTTAAGTCCATCTAACCCATTTACCTTATCTGGAAAGAAAGAGCTCCACACTGAAAATTCAATGCTTTGCCCTCTCTCATTTTCATATATTAACTTTTCATTTCTATTCAATACTAATCACCTACCAATCTAGTGCAGCTCTTTCAAACTCTTTTCTGCTTTGCCTTGCCATCTCAGCAGGACTATCTACAGTAGAATAAATATTTTGTACTATACTAACACCTGAATTATTAGAGTTTGATCCAAGTAATTTAGTTGCTACTGCCTCAGCAGTCTTCATAACCATATCCTCAGAAGCTTCATGATTATAGATCCTTGTTCCTCTCGGTAGATCATAAACTTCATAACCTTTTTCATGAAGGGTTGTTAGACCACCTCTAAAATAATCAGTACCACTGGCATTGGCATCTACTCTCTGAGCTCCGTGACCTATTACATTAGGTCCAACACTTTTCACTTGGTAGCTAAAACTTTTTGATTCAGGAGTCCATCCATTCCACCATCTTTTTAACTTATCCCACCAGGTTAATATATTCCCTGTGCCTGTATCCACTTCTTGATCCAGGTCATTATTTAACTGCCTCATCTTAGCTAAAGCCTCAATTCTGGTATCTTCAGTTTGATCTACTATCCCATCTCTTTGCCTTTTTGCATCTGCTATTAATTTATCTGCCTGATCACTAGTTATAGCTCCAGCTTCATCTCTCAGCTTAATTATTGTTGATATTCTTTTATCATACTCATCATTGGCAATTTTAACTGCCTTATCTCTACTTTCATTCAGTTGCCTTATCTTTTCAGCTGCCTGCTCAGCTGTCATCCTTTTATCAAAGTCTTTCATTCTTTCAATAATTACTTTGGCTTCTATTTCATTTTGAGATAAAGCCTTTACACCTTCTTCTCTCATTTTATTTTGTATATCATTTATAGTTTTCTGCTCATCAAGTGTAATAGATCTTTTCTCTTGAGACGCTTTATTTAATATTTCTTTAATCTGAGTTTCATAAGTATTTACTAAACCTTGCTTAGTATTATAATAAGTGGTTGTATTCTGAAGTATTGTGGTCTCTTCTAGTGTGGATAAAGTGTTGGATTGAGCAAAGAAAGACTGTATATTATTTAAGCTTTCATCTAATTTTTGTTTAAGCCCATCTTTAATGGTATTTCCCATAGTATCAAACTTACCTATAAGCTCATTTTTATTCTGCTCAGTTATAGTAGTTGATGAAATGAACATTTCTTGAAGTTCATTTCTTACTCCATTATCCATGTCAACGTAAGCACTTACGGCTTTTTTAGTACTTTCACTTATCTTAATAGTGTTAGTTTCTACTTGAGCTGCCATACTTCCATAGTCTCCACTAACACTTGTACTAGTTGTCTCTACTTTATCTGCAAATAAATCCACTGCTGGAATAGCTTCCTCAGTCATTCCCTTATAGATTCCATAACCTACTCCAGCAACTGCGGCACCAGCTATAAGAAATGGAGCTGCAGCAACTACAACTCCTCCTAAGGATGCACCAAGTCCTGCAAGTCCAGTAGCTCCACCAACACCAGCTGCAACTTCTGCTGCTGTTCCAACTCCTTCAGCTGCTATAGTTGCACCACCCAATATACCTGAAAGCTTTGATATCCCTCCAGTAATAGTTCCTATTGTACTTATTACTCCTCCACTAACTTTTAAAATTCCACCAAGACCTACCGTAAATAATGCAATATCAGCAATAGTTTTAAGCTGCTCTTCATCCATATTTCCTAACTTATCTGCTAAAGTTCCTATTCCTTGAGAAATATCATCAACTATTGGTAACAAACTACTACCTAGTTTAATTGAATTATTCTTAAGCTGATTTAAGCTTTTATTGAGCCTTTCACCAGCGGTATTATTTACTTTTTCAAAAGCAGCATCAGTAGCTCCAGCAGCGCTGTTCATATCCTTAAGCATATCATTAAAATCTCTACCAGCATTTGTACTAAGTACTAAAGCTGCCTTACCAGCTTCGGAACTACCAAACATATCACTTAAAGAAAGCTTACTTTTCTTTGCATAACTATTTAGTATATTAAGTACATCTCCTAAACTCTTACCACAAGCCATAAGCTCAGCAAAAGACTTACCTGAAACCTTTCGTAAAGCTTTATCAGCACTAGTTCCAGTTTGAGAAAGTTCATTAAGCATACTGTTCATATAGGTAGTACTTTCAGCACTTTTAATACCATTACTGGTCATGATTGCATAGCCTGATCCAAGTTGCTGCAATGAAGTGTTTGTTGCTACCGCTGTAGGAATCAACTTACCCATATCAGCTGATAGCTCTCCTACAGTAACCTTACCTTTATTTTGAACTTGAATAAGAAGATCAGAAACATTAGCAACTTCAGTAGACTTCATCTTATAAGCATTAAGTATAGTAGTTAATAAATCCAAAGATTGCCCTGCTTCAGCAAAGCCAGCCTTAGCAAGCTTAGTAGAGTTAGTTACGAAGTTTACTGCATCTCCTGTTTCTTGTCCAGCTGATATTGCATCATAAACATTAGCTGATATACTCGTAGCAGCTATACCAGTATCATCAGAAAGCTTTATTATCTCATTTCCTAATTCGTTTATTGGTACTTGAGTATCATCTGATATAGTAGATACCATTGCCATTGAGTTTTCAAAATCCATAGCAAACTTGCCACTGGCTATTCCTGCTGAAATAAGTGGAGTCGAAAACTCTAAAAGACCATTTCCAACTCTGCTAACAGTCTCACCAGTAGCTTTTATTCTCTCACTGCTATTTTTTAATACATCACTAGCTTGAAGCCACTTATTATTTAACTTGCCTAACTCTTCACTTGATTTTTGCAGCTCTCCTTGAAGCCTTGAAAGCTCAGCATCTGCCTTATTCATATTTATAGTGTAGTTATTAATACTCTTAGCAGTGCTTTCAACTTGCTTTTCCTTTTTCTTATACTCATCAGTAAGAGCCTCTAAAGATTCCTTTGCTTTCTTTGCTTCTTCAGATTCTTTTCCATAGAGCTTTATAACTTCATTGTACTTAGAAGTTTCCTCCTGGAGTTTTTCTTTAAGATCATCTCTAGCCTTAATAGTATCCTGAAGCCTTTTAGTAGCTTTCTCGATACTATCTTTATAGATATCTACTTTCTGTCTTTGAAGCTCTATCTGCTTACTTAGACCTTCAGTAGTTACCTTTAACTTATCGCTTTCTTTTCCAAAGACTCCTACCTGTTCACTACTAGCCTTAAGTTCTGACTGTGCAACTTTAAGCTGTTGATTAACACCTTGAAGAGTTGAATTAAAGCCAGTAGAATCAAGAACCATCTTGGCGGTTATTCGCTTTTCAACATCACTTGCCAAGCTATCACCTCCTATAGCCAAGGAATCTGGTCTATAGTATAGACTTCATTGTCTTTATAGCCATTATCTTTTTCTATGTTTATCCCTTGAAAATCTAAGTGAATATTAAATAAGCTCTTAATCTCCTTTGGAGAGCTTTCATAAAATTCACCTCTTGTCATATTCAATTGAGTTTTCGCTATATAAAATAGCCAATCAAAGTCTATTTCATAGCTTAACTTTGACTGGCCATCTCGTTTTTTTCATTGCCCTTTGTCTCTTCAGGAGCTTTAAAAGCTTCAAAATCTGTATACATATCATTTACTATTTCATCCAGCCTCTTAAGCTGAGGAAAGTTTATAGAAAACTCTTTTGCAAGCTCTTCATAATCCCATTCTTTTTCTACACAAGCACAGGAAAGCATCTTAAATGCATTTTTATAAAATTTATCCCCTGTAAGTAAGCCATTAAAAATTTCAGCAAAGTTTCCATATTTCTCTTCACATTTTATGGCTGCTAGCATATTTAATATAAATGAGTATTTCTCTCTCCCTATATTTAAATAATGTATTTTAACATTTACACTTTTCATTTCATGTACCTCCTTAAGTACTTGAGGGATTGCCCCTCAAGTATTTTTATGCTGCAGTCTTTTCAGTAGGCACAATTACCTTATTGAAAAATGCATTTTCTAAATTATCTGGTGCATCAGGATCATCTTCATCAATAGCATATCTCCACATTCCATTGCTCTTTAAAGGCTGGAAAGTTGCCGTAACTTTATTGGTTTGGAAGTCTGTCTTACCTTCCTTTTGTTTTACGCTATCATCTGGTTCCTGAAGTTTCCCTTTATAGTAAACTCTATAAGCTTTCTTTCCTCCACTTTTTGTAGCTTCATAAAGAACAGCTATGTATGGTGCTATATCATCATCTAAAGAATAAACCCCACCTTCAGCTGCAATATGATGTCCTAAATATTTTGCTTGCTGAGCATTAGTAAAGTCTGCGAGGTCAAAGTCTATCTCTATGTCTTCAAGACTTGTGTCCTGGTCCCAAACCTTACCTTCTGCATAAAGCTTTTCTGTACTAGCTTTAATCTTTGCATTAAACTCTCTTATTCCTGGTATGTATTCCGGTTTTTCGAATACCAATCCACCAGATCCTGCTTCATCTTTAGTTATTATTGCTAAGAAAAGCCTGTCTATATTAATTCTTGCCATACTATCCTTCCTTTCTAAACTTGATCTTGAGTATA